CTGCTTCTACTTCTGCTTCTGCGGTTCGTGGTATGTCATTCAATATTTTATTCTTGGACGAATTTGCATTCGTTCCAAATCATATCGCAGATTCATTCTTTGCATCAGTATATCCAACAATTACTTCAGGTAAGAACACAAAAGTAATTGTTGTATCTACGCCCCATGGCATGAACCACTTCTACCGCATGTGGCACGATGCGGAGAAAGGAAAGAATGAATATGTCTATACCGACGTTCATTGGAGTGAAGTTCCTGGAAGAGATGAAGAGTGGAAAAAGCAAACTATTGCAAACACTTCGGAACAGCAGTTTAAAGTTGAATTTGAATGTGAGTTCTTAGGATCTGTAGATACTCTAATTGCACCATCAAAACTTAGAAACCTCGTTTACGACCATCCTAAGACACGTAGCGCGGGTTTAGATGTATATGAGGATCCTGTAGAGAATCATGACTACTTGATTACTGTGGACGTTGCGAGAGGTGTTGGGAATGATTATTCTGCATTTACGGTTATTGATATAACGCAGTTCCCCCATAGAGTTGTTGCAAAATATAGAAACAATGAAATAAAACCAATGCTTTTTCCAAGTATTATTGAAGAGATTGGTAAGAGTTATAATGAAGCATATATTTTATGTGAAGTTAATGATGTTGGAGATCAAGTTGCAAGTATTCTTCAATATGATCTCGAATATAAGAATCTACTGATGTGTTCAATGAGGGGAAGAGCTGGTCAAATAGTCGGCCAAGGATTTTCTGGCAAGAAAACACAACTTGGAGTAAAGATGTCCAAGACTGTGAAAAAAGTTGGATGCCTCAACTTAAAAACAATGATTGAGGAGGATAAACTTTATTTAAATGATTATGAAATCATATCTGAGTTAACAACTTTTATACAAAAACATAATTCATTTGAAGCTGAAGAAGGATGCAATGATGACTTAGCAATGTGTTTGGTAATTTATGCATGGTTGGTTGCCCAAGATTATTTCAAAGAATTAACAGATCAAGATGTTCGTAAAAGATTATATGAAGAACAAAAAAATCAAATAGAACAAGATATGTCTCCATTTGGATTTATTTCGAATGGTTTAGATGATGATAGTTTTGTGGACAATAATGGTGATAGGTGGTACACAGATGAATATGGTGATAGATCTTATATGTGGGATTACTTATCATAATGGAATTAGATAGACAAATAAAATTAGGCCATTTGCTATTAAATGATAGAAAATGTAAGGTTTGTGGTCAAGTTAAAAATTTAGTAGATGATTTTTATAGAACCAGAAAAAGCAGAGGTCCAGTAGCATCTTCATATTCATATGAATGCAAAGAATGTACAATAAAGAGAGTAGTTGCTTCCAGAATGGTATCAAGAGTTTTTGATAAGTGGGAATATCCCGATTGGTAGTTGTTCATACCAAGTTTCCCCCGTGAAAAGTATCTTTTTAATAAATATTTTCAGATAAACTGAGACTTTACGGAGAAAAGTATGGCGACTCCTCAATTATCTCCAGGCGTACTAGTCAGGGAGGTTGACTTAACGGTAGGAAGAGCTGATAATGTTTTAGATAATATTGGTGCAATTGCAGGTCCTTTCCCAATTGGTCCTGTAGATTTCCCTATTGATATTACCAATGAGCAAGATCTTATTAACGTATTTGGAAAACCAATTTCCACAGATGCTCAATATGAATATTGGATGAGTGCTTCATCTTACCTTTCATATGGTGGAGTTCTAAAAGTTGTTAGAACCGGTGGTTCTACACTAAACAATGCCAATGCTGGAGTAGGAGCAGCTGCCACCACTTCTCTCAGAATTGATAACTACGACGATTATATTAACAATCACTCAGAAGCAATTGATTTTACTTTTGCTGCAAAAAATCCAGGAAGTTGGGCAAATAATCTCAAAGTCTGCATGATCGATGATTTGGCAGACCAAACAATTGGAATTAATACAACAGATTTGGGATCTCTTGGCGCAACAATTGGAATTGCAGTTACAGCACCTCTAACTAGTGTTACAATTCCTGGAGCAGGTACAACATCATCCTTTAATGGTTACTTGAAAGGAATTATTACCGGAGTTACAACTGATTCAGTTAATGGTAACAGCACAATTGATGTTAAGATAGTATCAAGAGTTTCATCGGCAAATACAGAAACTCCTATCAACTACGCAGAAAGTACAACTTTTGCATCATTCACTTCTACTAGCACACTACGTTTTGTTAATGGTGTTGGTATTACAACTGGATCTGCTGGAGACACTGGTGCGGCACCAACGTCGATCTCAGATTGGTACGAAAATCAAACTCTAGGTCTTTCAAACGCTACAATCTACTGGCGTGAGATTGCTCCAAAACCAGTATCTAACGTATATTCTACACAAAGAAATGGCAAAAATGATGCCCTTCACATTGTAGTAGTTGATGACACTGGTAGCATTACTGGTATTAGAGGCAATCTTCTAGAGAAGCATTTGAGTCTATCTAAAGCTTTAGACTCAATATCAAACGTCAATGCTCCTCAGAAAAACTGGTACGAGCAATATCTTGCCGATTTCTCAGCACAAATTTATGCAGGTGGAAATCCATCAAATGCTGAAGATTCCTACTGGGGAACAAGTCCAAGAGCAACTGGATTCTCTACATCATTTACTCCAATTAGTCTCAGCGATGGACTATGGGGACAAAATGCACAAGATGTAACATTTAGTGCAATTGGAAATGTAACTTATTCTCTCACAAATGGTGTTGATTATTCATCTACTGGTGGAATGAAACCAGAACTTGGAGACCTAATCTCTTCATATAATTTATTCTCAAATAAAGATGAAGTTCAAGTTGACTACTTGATCATGGGCCCTGGATTTGATTCCAAGTCAGATTCTCAAGCAAAAGCAAATTATCTAATTTCTTTGGCAGAATCTAGAAAAGATTGTGTTGCAGTTATTGGACCACATAGAGGAGATCTAATTGGTATTACCAATACAACAACTCAAACAAATAATCTAATTGACTTCTTTAGTTCATTAAGTTCTTCATCATATGCAGTATTTGATAGTGGTTACAAGTATACCTACGATCGCTTTAACAACAAGTTCCGCTATATTCCATGTAACGCTGATGTTGCAGGACTGATGACAAGAACTAACATTGTTGCATATCCATGGTTCTCTCCTGCAGGTCAGCAACGTGGAATCATAAACAATGCTATCAAACTTGCATATAATCCAAATAAAGCTCAAAGAGATAGACTATATCCTGCGAGAATTAATTCAATTGTGACTCAACCAGGCCTTGGAACTCTGCTATTTGGCGACAAAACAGCTCTTGGTTATGCATCAGCATTTGACAGAATTAACGTTCGCAGATTGTTCCTCACAATTGAACAAGCACTTCAAAGAGCTGCAGAAGCACAACTCTTTGAACTTAACGATGAATTGACAAGAGCAAACTTTAGAAACATTGTTGAACCATATCTCCGTGATGTTCAGGCAAAGAGAGGTCTCTATGGATTTCTTGTTGTTTGCGATACCACAAACAACACTCCTGATGTTATTGATAACAATGAATTCAGGGCAGATATCTTCCTGAAGCCTGCGAAATCTATTAATTACGTCACACTTACTTTCGTTGCTACACGTACAGGTGTAAGCTTCGAGGAAGTTGCGGGTACAGTTTGATAACATTATCTAAATAACAAAAGGAGGAAAAAATCATGGCATCAACCAGAGAAAACAAAACAATCTCTCAGTTTAAATCAGCACTGATTGGGGGCGGTGCCCGCCCCAACCTATTTGAAGTAGAAATGACAACTCTTCCAGATGGAATTGCTTGGGATGCAGAAAACTTCAGATTTATGTGTAAAGCAGCTGCTCTCCCTGCACAGAACATTGCTTCAATCGATGTTCCATTTAGAGGAAGAACTTTCAAAGTTGCTGGAGATAGAACTATTGACGTTTGGACAGTTACTGTAATTAATGATGAAGGATTTATCCTAAGAAACGCATTTGAAGAGTGGGCAAACTTGATTGCAGATCTAGGAACAAACCTTGGTGCAACTGACCCTTCAGCATATATGAGAAACGCTAAAGTTTATCAGTTGGGTAGAGGATCTGTAGCAAGCAGTCAAAATAATCAAGGTGGAGCGAATGCAGTATTAAAAGAGTATGAATTTATTGATATTTTCCCAACAAATGTTTCTCAGATTGATGTTTCATACGACACCACTGATACTATTGAAGAGTTTACCGTTGAATTCCAGGTACAATCATTCACATATACCGGAGCAGGCGGTCCAAATCCATAATAAATAGTGAAGAGGTAAGAATCAAAAAAATAAATTATGTCAAAATTATTTGGATTTTCTATAGAAGACACTGAACCACGGTCACCTAGTACAGTTTCCCCCGTCCCACCAAACAATGAGGACGGGGTTGACCACTACATGACCAGTGGTTTTTTTGGTTCTTATGTAGATATTGAGGGCGTATATAGAACAGAATTTGAACTGATAAAAAGATATCGTGAAATGGCACTACACCCAGAAGTCGATAGTGCCATCGAAGATATTGTAAATGAAGCAATTGTTTCTGATACAAATGATACTCCTGTTCAGATTGATTTAGATAATTTAAATGCAAGTGATGGAATAAAGAAGAAAATAAGAAATGAGTTTAAGCACATTCTAAACCTTTTAGACTTTGATAAAAAGTGCCATGAAATATACAGAAACTGGTATATTGATGGTAGAATTTATTATCACAAAGTAATTGATTTAAAAAATCCTCACGAAGGAATTCAAGAGTTGCGTTATATTGACGCAATGAAAATGAGATATATTCGTCAAAGCAAAAAAGATTCGAGAGATAGAACAGTTGCATTAAAATTGCAAAATGATAATCCAATGGATTATCATTTTCCGGAAATAGAAGAATATTTCATATACAACTCAAAATCACAATATCCAACAGGCAACACAAATTCCACCGGAGCAAGTCAGGGAATTAAAATAGCAAAAGATGCAGTTACATATTGCACATCTGGTCTTGTAGATAGAAATAAAGGAAATACTTTATCATATCTCCACAAAGCAATTAAATCTCTCAATCAACTTCGAATGATTGAAGATTCACTTGTTATCTACAGACTATCACGCGCACCAGAACGTAGAATTTTCTACATTGATGTTGGTAATCTGCCTAAGGTAAAGGCAGAACAATATCTCAGAGATGTTATGATGCGTTATCGAAATAAACTTGTGTATGATGCAAACACGGGCGAAATTCGTGATGATAAGAAATATATGAGTATGCTTGAAGATTTTTGGCTTCCTCGTCGTGAAGGTGGTAGAGGAACTGAAATTACCACTCTTCCAGGAGGACAAAATCTTGGAGAAATTACTGATATTGAGTATTTTAAAAAGAAACTATATCGTTCACTTAATGTTCCCCCATCAAGGATGGATGGAGAAGGTGGATTCAATCTAGGAAGATCTTCAGAAATTCTTAGAGATGAACTTAAATTCACTAAGTTTGTTGGTCGCTTGAGAAAGAGATTTTCAAACATGTTTAATGACATGCTAAAAACTCAATTGATTCTCAAAAATATCATTACACCAGAAGACTGGGAAGTAATGAGTGAGCATATTCAGTACGATTTCCTTTACGATAATCACTTCTCAGAACTTAAGGAAACAGAACTTCTTAATGAAAGATTAACAATGGTCCAAACTGCAGAACCATATGTTGGAAAATATTTTTCTCAAGATTATGTAAGACGTAGAATTCTTCGTCAAACTGATATTGAGATTCTTGAGCAAGATGCTCTCATCAAAAAGGAAATAGAAAATGGCATTATTCCAGATCCAAGTCAACCTGTTGACCCAGAAACTGGTATGCCAATAGGTTCTTCTTCAGAAATGGACCTGGGGCAACCAGTAATGGAACCAGATCTAGGACGAGAAACAAAATCCATAGAACCACCAAGTATTCCCAAGGGCGGTGAAATATAAATACTAACGACTATGCATTGAAATAAAAAATGGAAGATCTTTTAGATATGATTATTGCAGACGAATCTCCTTCACAAATTAGTGATAAGATTAAAGATATTCTTTTTGCAAAATCTGCAGAAAAAATTGATGCCTTTCGACCAACAGTAGCATCTTCTATGTTTGGTGAAGATCAAAGTGATGAAGAATCTGAAATTGAAGGTTGAGTCTGTAATTGATAAATATACTTATTAGGTAAGTTAAATTAAAAATGCAAAGAACTAAAATAATTGAATCTGAAGTTTCTACAAGCTCTTCTTCAGGAGCAGCAACCAGTATTGGCAGTGCAACTTGCGTGAGGATTCATAATGATACTTCAGGAATCGTTACTGTTGGAGTTTCTACGATTGTCGGTGCGGCAACAACTAATTATTTTAGTATGCCAGGAAACTCGGTTGAATTTTTAGAGAAATATCCAACTGATGTTATTTGGACATCTTCAGCAATTAAAGCAGCAAAAGTAGGTTTAACCAATTAAAAAAATGAAACTAATCAGAGAGGAAATCGAAAAGGTAGAAGTTCTTACTGAAAATGTAAACGGTAAGAAAAATCTTTTCATCAAGGGCGTTTTTCTTCAAGCAGAACAGGTAAACAGAAACGGTAGAATGTATCGTATGCCTGTTATGGAGAGAGAGGTAAAGCGTTATACTGAGCAATATGTAAACAAAGGTCGTGCTTTAGGTGAACTTGGTCATCCTGATGGACCAACAGTAAATCTTGATAGAGTTTCTCACAAGATTACCGAACTTTATCGTGATGGAAATAATTTTATTGGTAAAGCACAAATTCTTTCCACACCAATGGGAAAGATTGCAGAATCTCTCTTAAAAGAGGGTGTTTGTTTAGGTGTTTCTTCTCGCGGTATTGGTTCATTGAGACCTACAAAAGAAGGATTTAATGAAGTAGGTGAAGATTTTATGCTTGCAACTGCTGCAGATATTGTTGCAGATCCTTCAGCTCCAGATGCTTTTGTGCAAGGAATCATGGAAGGTAAAGAGTGGATTTGGGACGGTGGAATTC